GAGACGAACTTAAATTCAGTAAATTTGTTGGTCGTCTTCGTAAAAGATTCTCCAATATGTTCTTGGATATCTTGAAAACTCAACTTCTTCTCAAGAATGTTGTGACACCAGAAGACTGGTCAAGAATGTCAGAGCACATTCAGTTTGATTATGTCTACGATAATCACTTTGCCGAACTCAAAGAAAGTGAGTTGTTCCAAGAGAGAATGAATAATGTTGCACAGGCTGAACAATACGTTGGTAAATATTTCTCACAAGATTATGTAAGACGTAAGTTACTTCGTCAAACTGATGAAGAAATCGTTGAACAAGATCGTATCATTGGTGCAGAAATTGAGGCTGGATTCTATCCTGACCCATTAATGATGCAACAAATGGATCTTGCAAATCAGGCGGTTGATTTACAAAGTAAGTCTCAACCTCCATCTACCAAAGATCCAGAAATTGATGGTAGTGCAACTGAGGCCCCTGAAGGAGGGGAAATATAAATAATTGGTAGTGTATTAACATTATTGTGGATTCTTTAAATTTACTTGATTTGGTGCTTAATGATGCACCTGCACACGAAATTAGTGATGCGATAAAAGATGTTCTATATGCAAAGGCTGCAGATAGAATTGAAGCCGGAAGACCTGTAGTTGCTGCAGATCTTTTCGGGGATGAAATTGAATATGAAGAGGATGAAGATTCAACTCAAGAGGAAGAGGATGTCTAACCCAAGGATTAAACCATTAGGTAATGAATCAAACTTAACTACTGGTATTGGAAACAGCACCACTGTTGGCAGTGCTACAGTAGTGAGAGTGGTGAATTCCTCTGGTGGCAGTGTAGTTGTTGGTCTTCAGACCGCTGGTTTTGTTGGTTTTTCAACGTTCACAATGTTGAATAATACAACTGAAATGGTTGTCAAGAGAGCTGACGATCTTATCCATGTAACTGGTGGAACGGTTCAAGTTACAAAAGTAGGTTTTACAAACTAAAACAATGAAACTGATCAGAGAAGAAATCGAACATGTAGAGGTTATCGTTGAGGAACGCAACGGTAAAAAAAGCCTTTATATCGAAGGTGTTTTCTTCCAAGGCGACATTAGAAATCGCAATGGGAGAATGTACCCTTCACAGACACTCGCAAGAGAGGTCAGTCGTTACAACGAAGCCTTTATTCAAAAAGGTCGTGCATTAGGTGAACTTGGCCATCCTGATGGACCAACTGTCAATCTTGATAGGGTTTCTCACAAGATCACTTCTCTTTGTCAGGAAGGTTCAAACTTTGTAGGTCGTGCAAAGATTCTAAGCACACCTATGGGTAATATTGCCAAGTCACTCCTTGATGAAGGAGTAAAACTTGGTGTGTCATCACGTGGTGTTGGATCAGTAACTACTAATAATGAGGGTGTTAATGTAGTGGGAGAGGATTTTATGCTCGCCACTGCAGCTGACATCGTTGCAGATCCGTCCGCTCCAGATGCATTCGTTGCCGGCATTATGGAAGGAAAAGATTGGGTCTGGGATGGTGGTATTCTTCGTGAGAGAATCGCAGAAAAGACCTACAAAAAAATCAACACACTTGTTGATTCACGTCAACTTCAAGAAAATAAATTAAAGCTTTTCCAAGATTTCTTGGGAAATCTGTAAGTTATAAATAAAGATAGATTAATTACACTTATAAAGTCTTAATCGGAGAGTTCAAATGTCCCGTGGTCAAAAATTACAAGAAATGGAAGTAGGCACTGTTCAATCCAAGTCAGCCGTAAACGCTAGTGCTCAAGCTGCTGCGCCGATGGATACATCGGTGGCTGGTTCCTATGAAGATCTCGGTGGACCTACTCCCGATAACTACAGATCTGATGATGATTCCGCTAAACTGCGTGAACCCAAAGTCAAAACTGTAAGAGATGTTGTTAATCAGGCTGCAAAACCTGCGATGGCCCACGAAGAGGCCGAAGAGGAAATTGATGAAACTCAAGAAATCGTTGCTGAGGAAGAGGAAGTGACCGAAGAAGAAATGGTCGAAACTCCCGAGTATGACATCGAGGAGGATATGACCGCTCTGTTTTCAGGTGAAGAACTTTCCGAAGAGTTTCAAGAGAAGGCCAAAACCATTTTTGAGGCTGCAATCAATTCGAAGGTTGCACAAATCGCCGAAGAAATGGAGCGCATCAACGAAGAGCGCATTGTTGAAGAAATCGACGCTGTAAAAGAAGCTCTTATCGAGCGCGTTGATTCTTACCTGGAGTACGTTGCTGATGAGTGGCTCGTAGAAAACGAGATCGCTGTCGAGCACGGGCTCAAATCAGAAATGACTGAATCGTTCCTCTCTGGTATGAGGGAACTTTTTGAAGCACATTATGTTTCCATCCCTGAAGATAGATACAATGTTGTCGAGAGTATGGTAGAAAAACTTGATGAAATGGAGACTAAACTCAACGAGCAGATCGAAAGAAATGTCTCCCTGAACAAACGACTTGCTGAGTCGGTTGCCGATGGGATCGTATCTGAAATTGCTGAGGGTCTTGCCCTTAGCCAAAAAGAGAAGCTCGCCCAACTCGCCGAGAGTGTTGAGTTTGAAAGTGAAGAATCATATCGTGAAAAACTGGAAACTCTGAAGGAGTCATACTTCGGTCAGAGAGTTCAGAAAGAGACTTCAGATCAGGTGCTGAACGAAGAAGCCCCCAGTTTTTACACTGGTGCAATGGGCCAATACCTGAGTATCCTGGATCAAGTCGCTAAAAAGTGAATTTAAGATTATCAAACACAAAAACACTTACCCATAGGTAAAAGCAAATGTTCCAATCTGAACATCTGCAGGAGAAGTGGGCCCCTCTGCTTAATCATGCTGGCCTTGGTGAAATCAAGGACTCCCATCGTAGAGCGGTAACCGCTTGCCTGTTAGAAAACCAAGAGCGCTTTATGCGCGAAGAAAGAGAATTCCTTTTTGAAGGACCAACCAACTCAGGAAACGCTGCCGGTTCTGGCGGTGGTTTCAGTGGTAGCGCTACCGCTGCTGGACCTGTTGCTGGTTTTGATCCTGTTCTGATCTCCCTGATCAGACGTTCAATGCCTAATCTGATCGCCTACGATGTCGCTGGCGTTCAACCAATGAATGGTCCTACTGGACTCATTTTTGCGATGCGTTCACGTTATACCAACCAGTCTGGAACTGAAAGCTTCTTCAACGAGCCCGATTCCGCCTTCTCAGGCCAAGACGCTGGTCTTGATCTGACCGCTGGTTTCAGTTCAGCTAATGCTGGTTTCGGTACTACCACACAGGCGGGTACTAACCCCTCTGTTCTGGGTTCAACCAATGCCCTCCAAGAAGCCTACAACGTAGGTCAAGGGATGGTCACAGGTGATTCTGAGAGTCTGGATGGCACTAGTACTAATGCCTTCCGTGAGATGGCGTTCTCGATCGAGAAAGTCACCGTTACCGCTAAGTCACGTGCCCTGAAGGCTGAGTACTCCCTGGAACTCGCCCAAGACCTTAAGGCCATTCACGGTCTGAATGCTGAAGCCGAACTGGCGAACATTCTGTCCACTGAAATTCTGGCTGAAATTAACAGAGAAGTCATCCGTACCATCTACAAAGTTGCTGAGTCTGGTGCTCAGGCTAACGTTGCTACCGCTGGTACATTTGACCTTGACGTTGACTCCAACGGTCGTTGGTCGGTAGAGAAGTTCAAGGGTCTGCTCTTCCAGATTGAAAGAGACGCTAACGCGATCGCCCAAAGAACCCGTAGAGGAAAGGGCAACATCATCGTAACATCCGCTGACGTTGCTTCTGCCCTGACTATGGCTGGTGTTCTGGACTACACCCCTGCACTCAACGTAAACCTGAACGTTGATGACACTGGCAACACCTTTGCCGGCACCATCAATGGTAAGTATCGTGTATACATCGATCCTTATGCCGCTTCGGGTGGTGCTGAGGCCAACCACTACTATGTCGTTGGTTATAAGGGTTCTAGCCCTTATGATGCAGGTCTGTTCTATTGCCCTTATGTACCTCTGCAGATGGTACGTGCCGTTGGTGAGAACAGCTTCCAGCCTAAGATCGGCTTTAAGACCAGATATGGTCTTGTTGCCAACCCATTCGCTGAAGGCACCACTCAGGGTCTCGGTAGACTGCGCCTCGACGCAAACCGCTACTATCGTAGAGTTGCTGTAAAAAATCTAATGTAAGTTTTACTTACATATTTCCTGGGACCCCAAAAGGGTCCTTTTTTTATTCTAAATACTTAAAAAAAAGATGGGAACAGCATCGCAGATAGAAAATA